CGGAGTGTAGCGCAGTCTGGTAGCGCACCACGTTCGGGACGTGGGGGTCGAGTGTTCGAATCACTCCACTCCGACCAGCCGAAAACCCCGCTTCGGCGGGGTTTTTTCTTTTCTGGCTTTGATGCACGAAAATTCACGGCAACGATTACGGCAATGAATGGTCACTTCTTCCTCCCTGCGCGGCCAGTAGTGAACGCTGCTCCGACGTTTGCCTGATGATCGGGATGGTGATGACCGTAAGTCTTTTCCAGGGTCTCAAGCGTCATGCCCAGATAGCCGGAAGTCTCCCACTTGTCGGCTGCGGCTTGCATAAGCCACGTAGCCGCGGTGTGCCGCAGCGTATGCCTGACAACGCCTTTCGCATCTTCGCCTAAGATCTGGTCGACGAGGTTCCTGAAAGCGCGTTTCGGATCGGCCGGCTTGCCGTTATACTCGACCACGTAATTAGCGCCCATGCGATGCCACCGGCGCATGTGAGCGAGCAGACGGCCGGGGAGGCGGATAGGTGGCGCGCGCTTGTTATCGGCGACTGCTTCGCCCTCCCAAGCACGATAGAAGACGCCGGCATCGAGATCGATCCACGGACGGCCTTCCTCTTTCACGAAAGATGCTTGCCATACGCGAGCGGAACGGCTGCCGGTGTAGACCGCGGCCAGTGTGAAGCGGGCAATATGGACGGTTGGGCGCCACTTGTTCGGCACGCCACGATACTTGCTTCGCTTCCTGTATGCGGCCCAGATCAGCTTTGCCATCGTCGACCGATCGAGGTGCTTGACGCGACCCTTTGCCTTCGGTGGAAGCGTGACGGTCACTGCCTCGCGCGTAACCTTGTCGGCGATGGCCTGGCGGCAAGCAGCGCGTAGATCCTCGAGCTCTCGGCGCGCCCCGTTCGGCGTTCCTCGCTTTTTGACGTACTCGGCGCAAGTCGCGCTCGTGATATCGTCGAGCGTCTTCTCTCCCCAAAATTCCATGAGGTTTTCAGCGCGCGCCGCAAGCTCCCGCGGACGGGTGGCGGAATCTTTCTTGAGCGATAGGTAATGTGCGAGAACCTCGGCAATCGGCACTTCCGAAGCTTGCCGGTTCTTGGATGGTGGCTGAACAAGGAATTGCCGGCCGATGTGTTCGGCTAACGCCTTTTCAGCTCCCTCACGATCAAGCTCACCGCAGCCTGTGCCGAATTGCTTTCCGCCGTCGAGGACGACCCAGACCGCGGCACGGTCTTTGCTGGCTGGGCGAAGCCAGAGGCGGGCAGGTTTGCGGGCACGCGACATTGATCCTTCATCTCCTCAATAGCTCGAAGCGTCGTGAAATCCTTGCCGGCGATACGCATAATGACCAGACGGCCACGTGCCGCTTCCTTCCGGAGTCCGCTTACCGTCATGCCGCCATAGGGGAAGGCGACAGGAACTATGTCAGCCAGCCGCATCGGCGCATCAGGGAGCTGATTGTCGTTTGCAGCAGTCGGCATTGTCCCTCCGTCAAGTCGTTGGAAGCTTTGTCGGCATCGGGTCGGAATCTGTCCAGAAAATAGATCGGCCGGCGCGCCTCAATGTGGGAGAGGGTGGTGATCGCGCCGAGCCTTGGTATGGGTTCTGCCCGTCGGCCATGCGACAACAGTGGCCAACGGGCGGAGCAGCCGACCGCCATCGGCTGACAGATCGACGACCGCGCTAGGGCGCAACGGCCGCCGCCCGCGGTACGTGCGAAGCGCACCGCTCGCCTGCACCTTCGTGATGTGCAGGATTGAAACTCAAGAACGATCGTCTTCGCGGATTTGGTGAGCCTGCACTTGTAGAGGCTCGCATTTCGCGCCGATCACTTCGATAAAATATTCGTCTATGCAGCCGGCCATTTGGAAGCGCCCGGCAATAACGGCAGTCTCGCCTGTGCAGTCCAGCACGACAGTCTGGCCTATCTCGTACTCAAAAACATAATCTGGGTTGATGGCGCGCCGTCTTCTTCCCAGAAGCGAGCGCGGCAGGACGTGTCTGTCGATTGTTGCAGGGGCGGCAAGCATGTGGAGGCTCCTCGTTGACTTGTTACGCTGTAATAGGTATTTGATACAGGGTGACAAATAAGAAGTCAACACCCCGTAATAATTATTTGTCACAGGGTAACAATCATGACACCGGCACAATTGAGGATGGCTCGCGCTGCGCTAAAGATTGGTGTGCGCGATCTTGCTGAGCTAGCAGGGGTGACTACGGCTACGATCACGCGCTTTGAAAACGAGCGCGGCGGTTTGAATTCAGTGACAACCGCCAAGATAAAATCGTCACTAACTACGGCCGGCATTATTTTCATCGACTCAAACGGCAACGGTCCAGGCGTCCGTCTTCGCGATCCGTCTTGACCGCTCCACTTCGCTCCAATAACTTCCGATAGCGGCCCACCAATCCGCACATCACCACAGCGAGGAGACACCTAAGAAGCTTTCGGCATTCGTGCCGGCGGCAAGTGTTTCGATGTGTTTTGAAGAATGGTGGAAATGACCGACCTCCTCGACAATCTCAGGACAGCGCAACAAATCGCCGAGCGCATCACGGAGTCGACCTGCGCTCACATCACGGCCCGCACCGTGTGGGAGAAAGCTAAGCGCCTCGGCATAGCTAAGAAAATCGGACGGACGATGCTGGTGTCGGTCGATGATATTCCGCTGTTGCTGAAAGAAGAAACCAAGGCCGACAAGCGCCATCAACTGGAAGAGAAGACGGCACCTCTACGACAGAAGAGAAATCTTGCAGCAATTCGCAAAGCCCGAGCTGCGCGAGAAAGGGCAAAGGCATGACCGACGGACCTCGCCTGATCGGCCGCAAGCAAGCAGCCGAATATTGCGGCATCGCCGAATCGACATTCTCAATGTGGGTCGCGACATACAAGATGCCGCAGACCATTCCTGGAACCCGGAAGTGGGACAAACGCGCGATCGACGCCAAGTTGGACGAGATCAGCGGTTTGGACGTGACCCAGACCGAGGATCGATACACAAGGTGGATGCGTGAGAACTCCGGCGAGGCGGATCTGCAGAAGTGGCGGCGCGAACGGGATGCGCGACGCGGAAGAAGTAGTCGTTGACACCATCATAGCTGAAATCCAGAACACAAGAAGAACAAAATTCCTTGTGGATGACAGGATCTGGATACGCGTGCGCTGATTCAAATCAGGCATAATGCTACCTGCAGTCAAGGAAACGACCGCTCTGACAAAGCGTAATGGTCGCTCCAAGACTGCTGGCGCTACACCCGCTAGGGGAGGGATGGCTGTAACCGTTCCTCCCCGCATTCGGTAAAGCTACCGTGCAACATGTACGAAAGTTGCGCAACACGAAACGTGTCGGACGTTTCGAACATCAACAGTTTGGTGATTCACAAACCGCGTGTTGAACGTACGCGCGACCACTTGCGCCAGCAACTGCGTAATTGTATGCGCAGGTTGTACACGTCGGGGGACGCTATGATTTTCACTAATTTAGCCAGGATAGTTGCTTGGCTCGCACTCGTGTTCGGTGCGTTGCGACTTGCTATAGGTTATGGGATCGCAACGCGGGCGCTGGGAGAATATGACGCCGCACTGGCCCGCTACGCGCCCGGCGCCGCTAATTCCGGAGAAGTTATTGATCGCGGATTTTACATGATTGTCTTCGCCATCGGGCTCGGCACTCTGGCAGAGATCAGTTTTAATGCCCGCCGCGGACGGGAATAGGGCGGGCCTCGCGACCCGCCCGCTGCCCTACCCAACAACCTCGCTGCGCAGGCCATGAAGGTAGCAGCGCTTCAGATTGAGCGTCCGATAACGCACCGCAATGTCATCTCCGGCGGGCTGACCACTGACCGACACGATATTGGTCTCGAAGTAGGTCTTTGGCCCGAGAGCTTTCAGCTGGGTCATGGTCGCAGCGGTCCAAGTCGTGCCACCATCGCGGCTAACGTCAGTCACAACGTCCGTGTTCAAAGAGAGTGCGTCCAGCGCCTCGATGATTCCGGAGACCTTAATCTCTGTCGGCGCGAAATCGGTAAATTCAAACGGCGCCGTCACGAGAACGACGTTCTGCAGCGTCGAGGGTTGTTCGATGTCGATAGCCTCGAGCCACAACAAATCGTTTGCCGAAGCGGTATATCCGCTGGCAACAGTTGTTGCGGCCTCGGCCGAAGCCGCCTTGCGATAGAAAGTGAAATCGCTGCTCGTTGCGCCGCTAACACGTCCAAGAGTGCCGCCTGCTGTGCACTGACCAGCGACCAGGAAGGGCTGCCCAGCGGTCACGCTGTATGTCATCCAGTCCGACCACTCGACCTCGTTTGCGGAAAGCGTCAGCGTTGTGGATCCTCCGGCGAACGTTACCGGGATTTGGTTCCCCGAGAACGATGCACCGCTGCCGGCATGTCCCGCATAGACGGCAGAGAACGTCGCTCCCGATGGCCCGCCCTTGAAGCGGATGCGGAATTTCGTCCCGCTCTTATTGATGCGTACCGCTTCGAAGCGCTGGCGCACCGTGTAGCCGGTCCAGCCGGTCGCGCTGGATGGCAGCGGCCCAATGTCCCAAAGCGACAGCTGCTGCACTGGATTACCGGCATTAATCACACGGCCGTTCGTGGTGTCCAGCACGTAGCCCGACGAGTCTGCTGCATCGATACCGGCTGCGCCTCCAAAACCATCCGCCAAGCCGTTTGCCATGAAAACAGGCTGGCCAACGGCGCGAGATGAATGGATCGCGGGAAGCGTTGCGCCATCGATCGTGATGCGGGTGCGCAACTCATCATCGAGCTTGGCGTCGCTGATGGCTCCGTCGACAACCGTATTGAGCGGCATTGCCTCGAACGCCGAGCCATTCCAGGAGAAGAAAGCTTTAGAGCTCGAATTGAAATAGAGCGCCCCCTGTTGAAGCGGATTGCCATTTGGATCTGCCGTCGGAGCCGTTGCGTAGGCTCCGAGATACTGTGACTGGAACTGTCCGTACACCGCCTCCATAGCCGCCTGAATGGCGGCGGAGGCCTGATCGCTCGCGAGGCGGAAAGTCGAGCCTTCCTGCTTGCCGATCAGGATGGAGCCGCCAACTAGCCCGCCAACAGCGATGTTTCCGCCAGAGTTTGTTTTGATCGTTAGCGGCGACCCACCGTTGAAGCTGACCGTTACAGGCGAGCCGGTATTGGTAGTTGCGACCGTCAGCCAGACTTGAGCCGTCGCCGAAATAGGCTGAGCAGAGCTGGCCTGAATGGCATTCGGCGTACCGGCTCCGGTGTCTTCCGCAATGATGACGGAATACGGGAGATCGGCAACGCGAGTCCAAGATCCGGTTCCTTTGGCGCCAATCTTTCGATAGATGCCATTGAAATCGGTCGTGTCGTCCTGCAGCACCCATGCGCTGTCGTTCTCTGCGTGTTGCAGATCGGCAAAGAGCTGCGTCCGGGTAAGATAGACGCCGCCACCAGACGTGCCGATCGCCGTGACGAAGCTTTCGAGCCATGCGGCCCAAGCGCGCGCCTCGCTCTTTTTGAGCTGTTTGACGCCCGAGCTCGGGTCGCCGACTGTATTATAGTTCGACCAGACTTGAGCGCCTGTCGGTGCTGATAACGGCATGCCGTCTCCATAACAAAAGCCCGCTCAGTGGCGGGCTGCAATTGGAATTTGGGGTGGTGCGGACTTCCCTAAGCGTTGCGATAGTCTCGATTGGCTACGTTGTTCTGGTAATTGCCGACGGTCGGAACAACCTGCTGATTGGCTGCCGACACGATGCGCGGGCTTGCCGCGGCGACACTCCGATCGCTGACAGACTTTACAAACGGCAACAGGTTGCCGCTGTTGTCGACGTCGACGCCTACAGTCACGTGGACGCCTTGCTTCCCTGCTGACATCTTCGTGCCGCGAGGCAGAACCACCTCGCCACGCTGAAGGATCGCAGGCACTTCGCCAGGCTGTAGGCCGGCAACGCCGCCGGTGTGATAGCGCTTTGCGCCGGCGAAAGTCGAAGGCGAAACGGCGCGACCGTGACCATAACCATCAGAACCTGCGACGCCACCGGAGTGCAGGATGCCAGGGATGAGGAACCCGCCAAGAAGGCCGCCCTTGCCGATTGTGCCGCCGAGGGTGCCAGAGAAGAGGCTGTCCAAGGATGCGTCGAGCATCTTGTCGACGAGTTTATCGAGGACGCCGGAAAGAGCTTCTGTGGCCGACTTTCCTTGCCGCAGATCACTGATGAAACCGCCCAGGAGATCCTTGCCTACGTTCTGCAGTTCCTGCATGGCCTGCTTGTTTTGGACCAGCGCGGTCTTCTCGTTCTGGATAGCCGTCACCAGCTCGGTAATGTGTGCCTTCTGCTCATCCGTTGCCGCTGCACCGGCTTTGCGTATCGCATTTGAGACGGCTCGCTGCTGATCGGTCTGGCCAAGCGTCTGCTGCTCGAACTCCAGCTGTTCAATGAGCTTCTTGACCGCATCGGCCTCGCGCTCGGCCGTAGACTTTCGCCCACTGCCGCCACTCGACTTCGTCGGCTTGCCGTAAATGTCGTCCCGCGTGACGCTGAGATCGCGCGCCGGGTTGGCCCCTGGCGTTGGGACTTCGCCGCCCGGCTCAAACTGGTCTTGCGTGTAGAGCTTGCCGTTGTCCGAGAAAAGCGGAGAGAGTGCTCCGAGCTTCGGGCCGTTCTTGCCGACGGTAAGCGCGTCAATCGCTTCCTGGCGGAATACGGCAGCCTGGCGAGCCGCGCCGGCGATCGTACCCGCCAGAGAGCTGAAGGCTGTCGAGAAGCCATCGAGAGCAGGAATGCCGGTCTGCTGAATTGCTGCGGCGAGTTCGTCCTGCACTGCCTGCATCGCGGCGGTGTTTTCCTTTCCATCCTTGACGGAAGAGGAAACCGCATTCCAGGCAGTCTGCAGCTTCATGATCGTCTCGTCTTCTGCGCCTGCCAGGCGAAGATCCTGCACAAGCGCGGCAAGATCGACATTCAGATTTGAAACCTGCTCGCGCGCAACGTCCCATTGCTCACTGGCGAGCGTGTCGGACGCCTTGATGAGGTCGGCGCTATTTTTAGCGCGGTCGAGCTCGGCAACATAGGCCTGCAAGGCAGGCACAGCTTCACCCCACTCGGCCGCAACGGCGCGGATAAGATCGGCCTGCTCTTTAAGGGTAGCTTCGGACTTGTCGCCTTCACTGAGCATCGATGCGAAATACTGCACTGCGGCGCCGCCCAGGCCGATAATCGCGAACGTCGCCAGCGATACCGGATTGACCATCTGGGCGAACGCGCCGCCTAAAGTCTGGACTGCGCCGATGACACCGCCCGATCCCTGGAAAACCTGTGCCACCTGGCTACCCTGTTGAGCCATGACCGTGAATGGCGAGGCGCCACCCGCAAGTGACGTCGCGATGTCGTTTAGCTGGAAGCTGAGATTTTGAACTGCCGCCCGCTGGGCGCCGGCTGACTGCGTGATACGGCTGGTAGAGCGCTCGAAGGTCTTTGCGATGTTATCGTTAGCCTTTGAGAACCTCCCTTCGACGCCCGCCATGGATTTGTCGACGGTCGACTGAAACTTCGCCAGGCGCTTCTCTGCGTCATTGAGCCGTAGCTCCATCCTGGCATAGAGAGTGGCTTCATTAGCCATCGTTCCACTCCTTCACGGCTTTGCTGAGCGCACGACGACGGCGGCTGGTAAAGCGCTTTTTGAGGCTTCTGTAGGCGGGCCAAAAGAAGGGCGACGCCGGCATATGCCGCGTGCCGTACTCCTGACCAACGGCGTAGTCGTAAGGCCCGTTTTCGGTCTGGCGGATGGTCGTCTTGCCGCCGGCGCGGACTACCTGGCCGCCAGTCTCGGTGGGTTCGCTGCGGACCGAGGGTTTCAGGAAAACACCATCTTCCGGATCTACCGGGGCGATGGATTGGGCAAGCCGCACCCATTCCTCGGCGTCCTTCTCGATGGCTTCCCGCATGGCCTTGCGGACCATCTTCGGGATTTTGGCCAGCCGCTTTTTGAAAGCGGCGTTGTCGTAGTTAGGCATCAGCGAGCGCTTCAGTCGCGGGCGCAGGCTCGGGCTGGCCGTTCAGGAAGGCATCAAGAATGCTGATCATGAGCGGGAAGTTTTCGACGGCCGGCCGTTCCTCGACATAGGAGCGAACCAGTCGTAGAGCCTTTGCCGGCTCTGTGCCGGCGCCGATCAGGCCGAGCCTGACGATCTCGCGGATGTCGCCCATGGTGGCAACGTGGATGCGAGCTGCCTGCAGAAACGTCGCCATTAGGCTGCGATTTTGGTCGCGCTCCCATTCATCTGCGAGCGCCCAGGACAGGCCGAATTTGTATGTGCCGTCCGCGAAATCTGCTTCGACGATGGCGAAAGGCTTCGCTGCCGAGGGCAGTGACGTGGTGGTTGTCATTGGAGTTCCTTTGAATATTATCGCCGCGAAAGAGGAGATCGACGGCATGAAGAAGGCGACGGGGCAGCGCGGATCATGGTTTGCCAAAGTAGACGGCGAGCAACTGCCCTGCGTCCATAAGTATTGGCTTAAGAAGCTGGATTACCATGACCCATACGTCCGTGAGGTCGACGGCTTGCCTGCTTCCAAGGTAAGCGAATTTGTAGACGCTATTCAGAGCGGTAAGCGAGTTGTTCTCACTGACGACACGCCGCATATGGGTCCGGAAGGATATCCGACCGGCTTCACGCGGAAAGCATATGTTGCCATCTATCAGGTGGAGCACGTGCAGTACGATGAAACAGACGGTCTCCGCTTTCGTTTAGCTAAGCGGCTCGACGATCTTATCTGACGTGGTCACCGAAAGTATTGATCAGCCGGATCTTCGTCTTCCAGTTCTGGCGTCACCGCAAAACGGGATGTTGCTGGCGTTGCGCCCATTGAACCAAGGCATTGCCGCAACAGGTTCATGCCGGGAACTCCAAGAGTGCCGGCCGCCATGCGCGCCACGAGGATAGAGGCTATTTCGGCGATGCCGCGGTGCGATCTGTTGAGCCACGGCAGGCGCTGGCGGAAGTCCTCCCATGCGATGGCAGCTTCTGGCAACATCCAGTCCGGTGGATCGCCTAGCGGCTCGCTTACGAGCGGTTCAGCGCGATTTTTGTATCGTTTTCGGTTCTTGTAGAGCGCGCCCGAGGCCTTAGCATGGGCGAGCGGCTTGCGTGGTGGAGCCATCTACTCCCCATTGTTTGATATGTGGAAATGTGCGCGTTTGGCCCCCGCCGGTCACCTGATCGGCGTGCCGAAAGAGAGTTGAGGCACCCCTCCCAGCCGGTCAGACCGGATAGCCGTCGACCCCGAACCGGACCACCTTGCCGCCCCGCTCGATGCGCTGCTTATGACGGCTGTGACATGACGGGCATAGGCTCGCCAGGTTCTCAGGGTCGTAAAACAGTGCTAGGTCGCCCTTGTGCGCCTTCTTGTGGTCGACCGTGTTCGCCGCCGTGACGACACCCGTTTCGGAACACATATGGCATAGGGGCTCACGAGCCAGCTGAGCTAGCCGTAGCTGTTTCCACAATGCCGTGCGATAGAGTGCGTGGTACTGTTGAGCTTCAGGGCTGCGCTGCGTCAAACAGGAAGCCCTCGAGCCTTCATCGCGGCCTCGGCTTTGGCTTTGACACGCTGAGCCGCATCGTTGCCGCTTGCCACTCGGATGCTTGCGCTGGTATCGCCATAGGCCGGGAAGCCGGTGATCGTTACCTCGAACAATTCAACATCCTTGATGATCCTCAGCGGCAAGCGGTTTCCGCCGTCCTGCCATTCTTCAGAACGCACGCGGAAACCGAACGAGCAGCCGCGCACATCGCCCCGCCGCACCGTGCCAATTGCTTCCATCCCAGATGGGGTTGTTGGATCTGGATCGAGTTCGAACCACAATCCAGTACCATCCTCACGCAGCCTGAGTGTATGAGCGGTGGTGCGGCCAAGGACGCGGCCGGGATCATGATCAAGGATCATCACCACGTCCGGATTGTCGCGAAGGGTGCGCGCGAAACACCCAGGGTTCAGCATCTCGCGAAATTCACCGGCGATGGTTGTTTCGCTGTTGAATCGTGCCGCGTAGCCAGAGATGCGGTCAGCCACTCAGCTTAGCCTCCGCCTTGGCGAGTTTCGCCTCTCGCTGGCCGAGCTCAGATTTGGCCCGTAGCTCCCGGGCAATTTCCACCGGCTTTGCGTCGCTGTGCTGGGCAGATTTGCCAGGCAGCTTGACGCTCCGGCCCCGGGTTGACGCTTTCTTGTTTGCTCGTTCAAACATAGCCGAGATCCTTTGCTTCCTTGACGACACGTTGGATCTGACCATCGCTTGCCTCACCGAGAAAACCCAGCGTCATCGGCCCGAGCGTCGACCAGCGAATGTCCAGATCCTCGAACTGGAACCGCAGCTCATCGTAATCAGCTCGCGCTGCGGCAACTTCCTGAAGCGCGTGAACGACACCAGCGACGCGGCGGCCGTACTCTTTTCGGCAGGCCTCGACGACCAGCTTATTCGCTTGGATCCGCTGCTCTTCCAACCTGCGGGCGATCACAGAGAGTGCGATTTCGATATCACGACCTTCAGCCTGAAGCTTCTTCAGCTTCTCGGTCAGACCGTGTTCCGATTCCCCTCCGCTGCCGCTCTCGCCGAGAAGCTCCGCGACTTTGTCGGAATATTGAGTGGCCGGCCGGGCCGCGAGCTTCTCTTGGACACTGCGCTGCTCGCGGGTGTTTGCCGTCTGCCTATCGATCAGCAAGCTGCGGCGGGTTTCGAGATCCTTATAAACAGAATCCAGTTCCCCAAGCGCCGGGACGCGAAATTTCTCAGTCTTCAATGGAAGATCTCCTGTAGTGCGTCCGCGAGCGCGGCGCCATTAATTGTGAGCGACTGCCGATGGCCCGCCGATTGCCAATGCCCCGATACTGCGCCGACAGCTTGGAAGCGCTGTATCGAACCGTCTTCAAAATGAATGTCGAGCTCGGGCCAGGTTGACACGAATTCCAGCTTCATGTGCCGTATGCCGACATCACCGCGGGCCGCCAGAGCCGCGATCGAGCCAAGGTATTCGGCCGCCGTGGCTTTGACGCTTGCGGGCGCACCGCCGAGATTTGCGCCGCCCGGTGTCAGTGCGCCATAGGTTTCCACCGACCGTGGTGCGAGGTGCAGGGGCGCATCGGCCGCATAGGCAACGACCAGATCGACGACGTTGGCTAGGGTGAGCTGGGGAGCGGTACGAGGCGCGCCGGTGGGGAGGACGTCGGCGTTCTGCAGGCGTTGCGCCATAGAGACAAGGCGCCCGCGACGAAAGCCGACGTGGCGCTCGAGGGCCGCGATTGCAGCGGCGAGCGTAGCGGTCTGCATCATGCGGCGATCCACTGGAACTTGTCGCCCTGCTGGCAGTAGATGTCATAGTCGCTGCCGGCGCGAACCAGGAAACGCGTGCCGTTCGTGGCATCTGGCGCCTTGCCGACTGAGACCCACGAGTCGGCAGCTGCGTTGATGCGGAAAAGCGCGTCGCCTGCGATGTCAGTCGCAGCAGGAGCGGCATTGGTAGAGGTGACGCCGCTCGCGGGCGCTTCGCTCCATACGATTTTGCCGAGAATGGCTTGAGACGTATAGCGCGCGCTCTGGCTTCCTGCGAAGCCGCATGCGACATGAAGGCCTGTGAGAGCCATGGGATTTCCTTATTTTGAGAATTGATGGGTGAGACGGCAAAAGAAAAGCCGGCTCCGAAGAGCCAGCTTAGCCACCACACCAACGTGGTTTTTGCCGTGCGCGTTCATCCGGCGTCACAGCAAGAAAGAGCCCGTCACCGGAACTGGAGTGACGGGCGAATGATAGGTGCCGAAGCAACCTTCCTACCTATTTACCGGGTCAGCTGCAGAAAAGGGACTTAAGCGGCCAGAACCGCATCCAATTCTTTGCAAGCCTCGATCAGCGCGGCTTTGCCTTTGCGCTCCGCATGCTTGCCGCTGTAGCCAATGCACTCGCCAATCTCGCGAAAGTTCGAAGCTCTGATAGCGAGGTCGAGCAGGATTGCCGTACCCGGCGCCACCGCACGCCTGACGCGGCGCGCTTCTTGGCTATCCGCAACTGGGTCACAGAAGTCCACCGCACCACTGCTTGCTAACTGGCTAGATCCGACCGTGGCCGGCACGTCGTTGTCGTTTGCGCCCTTCGGCTTTCCAAATCCATCCTGAGCCCTGCCGCGTCTTCCCCTACCGAAGCGGGTAAGTCCGCCGAGGGGAATGCGTACCGCACCCGGCTCGGCCCTGCCTGCGGACAAAACCAATGCTGGCTCCTCATTCCCTCCATTAGAGAATTCGAGCTTGCCGAGCCGAACAATCGCAGCGGGCGCCCTCCGGCGAGGGCGCAGAGAGCCGGGCCAGACGCTTGCGCGTTCGATATCGCCTCCGATCGCGACAATGTTGGTGTCGCCCCCGCCACCAAGCTTGGCATGCCGTCGCTCAGCGAATTCGACGTCCTTGATACTGCGAAAGATCTCGCCAAGGCGAGGACGAATTGTGAAATCGCTATCGATCAGATCCGGCTGTCCTGGAGCGGCGTTGTCGTTGGCTGCAATTGACGTCCAGTCTGATCCTGTAGAAAGAGAGCGCCAAGTCAGGAGTGGTCTAAGCTTTCTCGCTAAATCGCTGTGTCGGGGCGATTCTGATTTGGCGGCCTGCCTGGGGCGGGCGTCAGAGTCGTTCTTCGGAGCATTTCGTTGCCAGACGGACAGCGCGACGCGATACCGCGCCGGCGTCCACGTGACGTCGGTGACGAATGGCATGGGTGATAAGTTCCTTGGAAAGGTGTCTTGTTCCGGCCGGGTTGTCCCTGGCTCTTGCTTGGCGGATGTCAATGATGGTGCTGTAAACATTCCAGCAGGTCAAGTCGCACTGACGCTGTGACTGATTTACAAATTTGTCAACAAGGCCAGGAAGGCTCTTGCACGTAATTCGAGCAGTAGCTACCTATCAATTCAACGACGAACAGCCGCGCGCTTGAGGGAGCCACCTGGGCTGTTTTCTAACGGGAAATCCCTCAATAAAGTCTGGCGGGCGATACGCGGATACCCATGACTTCGCCCATTCGGAAAAGGAGACGCGTATGAACGCATCTTTGCTTCTCGAAGCCAGTCAGTCGACGAAGACGTATCGACTGAAGCTTGATCTCACGATCAACTGGGCTTCGGTCTTCGCCTTCTTCGGGCTGTAATGCGAAAACCCTCCCGTCGAAAGACTGGAGGGTTTTTTGATTCCGAATTTTGCGGATGCAAGAGTTTTCTTGCCAGACCGGTCCAGTTGAGCCGCCTTATCGATCGCCGATACACCCCTCCCGCTGCCAAAAAATCCAATGATTTCTCGCGCGCGCGTGTTGCGCGCACGCGAGGCAAAATTCTGTATTAGCGATATCGCCAGGGGACGGCACCGCTCCGTTAGGTAAGGGTGGTGGAGATGCAGGGTGCCCCTCCACATGGCGATCAAATCGACGCGCGCAAAATTGTTCTATTGCAATTCCCTATTAATAGGGGCTTTCGCCGAACACGGTCATGACCACATCGGAAAAAAATTCCAATTTGACGTTGTCGTCAGGTTGACAGCTTGTTGCGAAGCGACTTATAAACAGAACATAGAGAATTCCCATCAAAATTAATATTGCGTTAACGGCGCGACTCGTGCAACAAAAAGGCGTGCGCAGAAATGATTCTGCCACGCCTTGTGTGTTTGCCGCGGACGCTCAGCTTGCCGCGAAGCAAGCCGTGCGTCCGGAGCGGTAGTCTAGCAACACCGTAATTAGCGCCCTTGGTCTTTCTTTTCAAGCTGAGAGAAAGCGCCACTCAAAAATGGCAAAGCATCCTCCCCTCCGCCCAGGTAACGAAGCACCTCGTTCTGGACAGTATCAGATCATTGGACCGCGTGGCGGTGCTGGACCGGAAAGGACCGTCGTTCGCGGCGAGCCTCTTCCGCCCACTCCGAAGCCTGGTTCGAGCTATCGTTTGGTGGATCCCACCAAGCACGGCAAGTGATAACTGAGGAGACGGCGGGAGCAATCCCGCCGCTTTTCAACAATGCATTTTGAACAGAGAGAATAGTTTATGACCGATAAGAAAAACTCACCTAAGCCAGTCACTCCTCCTAGGACACGCACCGGCGCGTTCAACGAGGGCGCAAAAATACAAAAGTCGCTAACGACGACGCATGTCGAATCTAAGCTTGGCAAGCCGAAGCCGGGCACTGGAAAATGACCGAAATAGTACATTGGCTTGCCACCTCCGAATGGTTATCGGTGGCCGCTAATCTGGTCACTGTCGTCGGCTTTCCGATCGCAGTAATTGGCCTGATCGTGGTAGGTGTCCAGATGAAAAATGATGGCCTTGCCGTGTCCGCCGGCGCGATCGGAGATATGCGTACCAGCATAATGTCGCGTGTTGACCGCATAGGTGAAGCGGTCGAACGGGAGGATGAAAAGCGGTGGGAGTTTGAATTTGCAGAATTGGCCAACGATCTTGAAATGGCATGCGCCATTTATCTTGATGGACAAATGTCAGGTCGGACGGGCGATCTAGGCCGGAAGCTTATATTCGATGTTCTGAAGATAGTGGACGCCAATGAGGACATGCGGAAGCAACTAGAGACCCTGCAAAATAATCCGGACACATTTAAAAACATTCGAGAGTTCAAAGCTAGGGCCAAGCGATGATCAGGAAAAGCGCGCTAGTCATTAAGCAAATCAACGACCTTGAGCCGGGGGAACTCATCCGGATCGATTTCGGATCGGGGAGCGGTCTATTACTGCTTCTGGAAGATTTGGAAGATAAATCAAAGTTGTTCGGGGTAGTCACAAGCCCCGACTTTACTAAATCCATGCAATACCACGTGAAGCGACCCGGCGGAAAATGCCTCACTTATGGAATGGATTGGGTGCTTGAAGAGGTCCATGGACCGGAAACGTCTGTCGGAGCATCCCAGCCCCTTGCAAAGCTTTTCATTGATGAAGGCGGCCCAGTAATGGCGTTTTCACCGGGCGAGCGCCAGCATGGATACGGGCCTGTTTATTTTAATCTGGCTGGATCAAGCATTCAACAAGCCCTTGGAACCAGCGCAGCTCCAGTTCTCCGCTGGCGTTTATGGGGTGATCAAGATCATTTCGACAGTCATGAAGATCCGCTGTTCGAAATGCCGCAGTAGGAAGGCTAGCTTTCGGTACTTGATCCCACTCCCTTCCTGTAGATGATTGAGCGCGCGATCGGCATTCCGTTCCCGCTACCCCCCCCTCACTCTCCTATCTCTCCTCACTCTTTGCTTGGAAGAGTTTAAAGTGAGGAGAGTGAGGGGGGTAGATAGAGTCAGTATCGACCCGGAAGCTTGTACTGGCCGTAGCCGACCTTTTCGGCTTCCGCGGCCTTCACCATGACACGCAGGAGGTACTTCACATTGCTCTCCTTCATACCCGCCTCCTTGCTGATCTCGGTTGGCGTCAGTGCTGTCGTTGCATCGGTCAGTACATCGAGGATCTTCCGGCGCTGCTCAGACCGCTTAACGTCCTCGGCGTTACCCAAGACCTCCCAGGTGCCCTTATCGAATCGCAGCGCCTTCTCGATCTCTTCGATGTCTCGCCCGCGGCCGTACAACTTAGGGCCATCCGTAGTGCGGTTGAGTACCATGATCGTGTCTGCCGCGCCGGTCAGGCCATTAGTGCCTGAGACAGCTTCAAGCGGATCTTCAGCCTCGGCCTTGCGCACATGGTGAACAACGATGACGGCAAGGCGATGCTCGCCGGCGTATTTCTGCAAAGGGGAGATTGCGTCGTAATCCGCAGCGTAGGAGTCTTGATTTGCCTTCTTGGGCGGCCGCACCATGGACAGGGTGTCGATGACTACGAGCTTGGGATTCGCCGCTTTGGCGCGCCAGGCTTCCAGCTCTTCTAAAAGGCCGGCACCGATCTTCTTGGCTTCCGTCTTCAGCGAAAGGCGGGCCATATTCGGCCGAACTTGCGCAGGCGATAGGACCACTTCAAGGCGGTCTTTCAGGCGGCGCCGATTGTCTTCCAGCGCTAGATAAAGAACATCCCCCTGTTCGCAGTCCACGCCAAGCGTCTGGCCGCCAGTGGCGACAGCAATGCAGAAGCCGAGCGCCATCCAGCTCTTGCCGAGTTTAGGACGGCCGGCGAGAATAGTCAGACCTTCCGCGACGTAGCCTTCGACAACATAGTCGACCGGTGCGAAGTCCATGCCAAGCAGCGTCTCGGCGTCGATCTCGTCGCTTGATGCAAGATTATCATTCGCGGCCACGAGCTTATTTAGCGCCTTTCCTGGCTCGCTCTTCTTTTCAATCTTAGGAATTGGAGCCATCACGCGGCCTCCGCGAAATCGGCGAAGTCCTTACCAGGCACGACTGGCATCGTAAGGACCACCTCGCGTCCGGCGGCATGCCATCGCTCACCGACCTCGTTTGCAGCATCAATGCCGGCGCGATCGTGGTCAGCGAGAACGGTCAGCGCCTCGATGTGAGGAAGCACAGGGAACCCCTTCATGACGCTGCTCGACAGGCAGGCCCACACAGGGCGAAAATCGCTCGCCAGTGCGGTTTCGATGCCTTCTGCGATGGCGAGGCCGAATGGCGGCTCGTGTTCATACAAGCGGACGCAGCCGCCGCCAGCGCGACCAAACATCATCTTCTTCTTGCGTCCATCCGCCAGTCGCTCAGGACTTCCGTTGCGGTCTAGGAATGTGCGGTGCGCGCCGCAAGGTTCGCCGGTTATGGCGTCCGTGATTAGGGCAATCATGGAACGGCAGGCGGGACGGAAACGGAGCGCTTCGCCATCGTAAGACAGGCCGCGTGACTTAAGATAGGTTTCCGCAGGCGTACCCTGGATCGGAATCGCTGAATCCCACATTCGGATGACTGCCGCCGTCTTGGCGCGCTCGCTGCCTGCTGTAACCGTGACGGGCTGGACGGCGACCGCGACAGGCTGGGGATCATTGGAAAGACCGAGCATGGTCTTTACGTGATCCCGGCAATCTCGAAAGTCATCGCCAGCGAACGATCGCACTGTGAACGATCCGTCGGATTTAAATGTCACCCGCAGCGACCGGTCATGCTTACTGTGACCAGGACCGGGGCACAGAACGCGGTTTCCGCGGATCGCGTTACCGCCGAGCAGCCGAGCTGCCTGTTTAATGTCGATTGCTGTCATTGGCGATCTCGTGCCCCTCAAGATAAGCGGATGCTGCTGCTGTGATCTGGCGGGAAAGATTCAGTGACGCGGTCACTGATCTTCCGCCTCCACTGACTCCTGGAAAGAACGTCCTGCGTCCCTTCGGAGTGTGGACTAGCCTGAGGCCGCACAAGCGAATGTCGTCTGTGACCTGCACGCTAAATCTGGCGAGCACGCGGGCGCCGTCTCCGGCAAAGCCGCCAGTTGGTTCAAAATCGATGATTTGCAGGGTTATCTCCTTTCATGGCAGATCGTCCCGCCGACGGGGTGCCGGCAGGCGATTTGGATTTATCTTCGGTGGATCTCGCTCCGGCAAGTTTTGCCAGATGATAAGTTGACTTTTTGCCGATGCTGTGATTAATGCGCGCCAACTTACGGCAATGATTGGCAACGATTGAGCGGAAAAGGGCGCCTTTAAACGCGGCGGCCGCTCCCGGAAAAGCCCAGAAATCCGGGTTTTTTTACGCAAACGTTGTTGTTCGGGACGTGGGGGTCGAGTGTTCGAATCACTCCACTCCGACCAGCCGAAAACCCCGCTTCGGCGGGGTTTTTTCTTTTCTGGCTTTCTGTCCTTCCTCAATGTCCCCTGGGACGCG